CTGGGGCATCGTCAGTCCCGAAGTCGTAATCCATCACGTCGCTCCCTTCGTGGTTGCAGGCTCGATCTCGTCATGGCGGACGCCCACCAATCCCCTGAGGTCCGCGGCCTGGTCGGTCGTCAGTTGCCCGTCGCTCGACAGCTCGTCGATCCGATCGCCGATCCGTCCCAGCGTGCGGACGTTCTTCGCGGTCAGGATGTATTCCCGGATCTGCTGGAAGAGCGGCACGTCATCGGCGGTCGGCGCCACCGCAGGCTCGAAGACGCGGGACTCCACCGGAGCCGGTGCCGGCGGAGTCCCGCCATTGAGCCACTCGGCCAGACGCTTGCCCGTATCGACCGTGATCGGCTTCGGGTCGCCCGAGAAGACGCCCGTCCGGTCCTTCGACGCGACCGCGAAATGGCCGTCGTGAACGATGTCGAGGACGACGTCGAACTCGAACTCGGTGCCGTCTCTTCCGATCGACTTCATGCCGAGCTTCACGACCTTCTTCCGGCCGCCGTCGTCGACCTGGGCCGTCTCGGTCTTGGACCTGGCCGTGGCGATGATGTGGCACTTGCTCGAAAGCATCCGGTCGATGAACTTCCGATGTCGCGGCGTCAGCTCGGACCAGGCCGACCACGTGTTCCCGCGGAACTTCGCCCGGGCGATCTCGTCGACGAGCTCGAGGCATCCGCCCGGCCCGTCCCATTCGTGGCTCGTCGAGTCGATCACGATCACGTCGGCCCCGTCGGCCTCGGCAGCGTCGATCGCCTCGATGTACGCCTCGGGCGTGAACGGCGGGTCGAACTCAATCACCCGGAACCCCGGCATCCCTTCGCGTCCCTGGTACTTGTCGGCGCTCTTCCGCTCGGTGTCGATCAGCACGATCTTCCCGCCAAGGCCCTGGGCTACGAGCAGGGCGCCGTACGTCTTGCCGCCGCCGCTCGGGCTGGTTGCCATCAGGCGGAGCTTTGCCTGCTGCCGCTGCGCGTCGCGGACCGTGAAACGTCCCATCTGCTATTCCTCCTCGTGAAAAGAGCCGCTCGCCGATCCGTCGGTCCGCGGCTTGTGATCGCATCCCTGCCATCCGGCACTCCGCCGGCATCCCCGCCGCCCGCACTCCGGCGGGGCGGCGTCTTCGTGATTCGTTGTTGCCAAGTACGCCACGAGCGCCCCGGCCATCAGGCAGAAGACGAGGACGCTCATAGGCGCACCGTCCCCTCTTCGTCCGTCAGGTAGGGCTCGGCCTCCTCGAGGTCCGCCCGCAGCCGCAGCCGGAAGGCCGCGTCCTCCGGGCAGTGCGGGCGGAAGTCTCGGAGGAACACGAGCCACTTCTTCGCCGTCCGGAGCGGGGCGAAGAGGATCTCACGGTGGTAGGCCCGCGCGCGGGCTTCCTCCTGCTTGATCGCTTCGCGGTGGTGCGGTCGTCGTGAAAGCATGGTTGGCGTCCTTGCCGGTTACTTGTTCAGCCGTTCTTCGCGCGCGATGATCGCCCGCCCGATGATCTCGACGACTTGCGGGACGACGGCGTTTCCGAGGCATCTAAGGCGGTCCACCCGAGAGGGAACCCCATGAGCCACTCGACCCACGTCGGGTTCAGACTCCCACCATCCTGCGGCGGCTGCTGATACGTCTTGCTCTTCGTCGCTCCACGCTCGACTGCGTAGTCCAGACGATCTCGCAACGTGCCCGTCTTGCCAGCACCCTTGCCGTCTGTTGCGGCAGGAGTGGGAAACATTGCCACTGCCGTCGCCAAGCTGATGCCTGTCTTGCTGCGGCCCACCTTTGCAAAGTCCGGCCCGGCCGCTGATGCCTTCGGCGTGGGCCACATCGCCTCCCGCAGATTCCGGCACGCCACGCCGCGACTCATCATTGACGGGCACATCTGGTTGGCCTTGGTCGTTGGCGTAGGCAACGATCCAGACGCGCTCACGGCGGTGTGGCGCACCAACGGCTGAAGCTGGAATAACGTGCCACTCCGCGTCATACCCGAGCGTTGAAAGGTCGCCGAGAACGGTGCCCATTCCTCGAGTAAGGAGCGCTGCGACGTTCTCCACGACGACGTATCTGGGTCGTAGCTCGCCAATAATCCGAGCAAACTCGTGCCAAAGACCGGACCTTGCTCCAGCCAGCCCAGCTCCTTTTCCGGCGACGCTGATGTCTTGGCAGGGAAAGCCTCCGCAGATGAGGTCGACGGCGTAGTCGCCTTTCGGCGGGAACGTGCGGACGTCTTCATGCTTCTGGACTTCCGGCCAGTGCTTTTTGAGGACTGCGGTCGCATACGGGTCGATCTCCACCTGCCACTTGCACTTCATGCCCGCTCGTTCAAGGCCGAGCGAGAACCCACCGATACCGGCGAATAGTTCTCCAAACGTCAGCATCAGTGAGTGATGTCCGCCACCGGCACGGCGAGCCAGCCGCCGCCGACGTTGATCGTGACGCGGGTCCCTTCGATCCACTCGACGCGGCCGTGCCACCGCTTGCCGCAGGTGATGCCGGAGATGAAGTCGCCGATGGCCGGCTCGTTCACCGACGGGCGGTAGGTCTCGTTCATGCCGGCGACAGCGCCGGCGTATTCGTTAGCGTGGGCGTCCATGCTCATCTCCTGTATTCGGGAATTCACAGTCCGAGAAAAGAAATCACGAGCGATCCGAGGTCGAACACGGCACGAGCGAGCGGGCCTTCGGTGCCGAGCTGCTGGCCGAGGTGCACCAGCGAAAGAGCCGCGATCCATTCGTTCCATCCTGCGATCCGCATCTGGTCCTCCGTGACGTGGGCGAGGTTGTATTGCAGTATTCGGTAATTCGTCAAGGCCAGCTAAAGAGAATTTTTTCGGGCCTGTTTCACGCGGCAGAAAAGCCTTTCGGCGGCTTGCCGCCGAGCTTGCCGGATTCGCGTTTCTTGGCGACCGTCGTCGCCAACTGTCGGACCTGGTCGGCGTCGTAGACGTACGACCGGTAGCCGAGCTTGCGGGACCAGATCGCCTTCTCGCGGGCGAGCTGTCGGATACGAGACATCGAGCAGCCGTAGATCTTGGCCGCCTCTTCGCAACTGCAAAGGTTTCGATCCGTCGCAAAAGCCACTGTCATGCCTCCGAGCGTAGCCGGGCGGACTGCTCACGCAATCCCCGCAGCTTGCCTTTCCGCATCAACCAACCATACGGTTGATCAACGGACTACACCCCGCTGGGCTCGAACCAGCAACCTTCGGTTCCGTAGACCGATGCTCAACCAGAACCAAACGGGGGGCCTCGTCCGGCGGATTTGACTTTTCCTGCGAGTGAATGAATCTCTCGTAGTACCTACGCCGGCAGGGCAGGCGGCCTGTGTCCGACGACCAGAGAGACACCATGTTCAAGAGGTCCGGCCCAGAGACCCTCGGGGCCTACGTCGACCACTACACGCTCCTCCGCGACGTGAAGGCCGAGACGATCCGGCAGTACCGCATCTGTGCCACGCTCTTCGAGCGGTGGGCCGGCGGGCCGGTGCGCCTCGACGAGCTCGAGGAGCAGACGGTCTCCGCCTGGCTGCGGGACTACGCCGCCTCCGGCGTCGAGCCTCACACCGTGAGGTCGAAGAAGGTCGGCATCCTCTGCCTCTGGCGGGCGGCCGCCGACGAGGGGCTCTGCGAACCGCCGACGCGGCGCGTGCGGGCCGTACGCGTCCCTTACAAGGCCGTAACCGCCTGGGACCTGTCCGAGGTCGAGCAGCTTCTCGCCGCCTGTCAGGGGCTCAAACGGTGGCACTCCTGCGGGCTCCGCCGGTCGGCGTGGTTCGACCTGGCCGTCCGCGTGGCGTGGGACTCGGGTCTCCGGTGGGGCGACTTGATCCACCTGCCAGTCTCGGCGATCCGGCCCGACGGGTCGGCCGCCTGGTGCCAATCGAAGGTCCGCCGGCCGGTCGTGTTCCGGCTCGCGCCGTCGACCCGCGACGCCCTGGTCGAGTCGCTCGTCGTCGCGCCCCGCGAGCTCGTCTGCCCGTGGCCGGCCAGCCGGGAGACATTCCAGGACCAGGTCGAGCGGCTCGTCTCCAGGGCCGGCATCCGCCGGGGCACCTGGAAATGGATCAGGAGGGCCTCGGGCACCGATGTCGAGTGCCAGCAGGCCGGAGCCGCGACGGCCCACCTGGGCCACGTGCCGGGCTCTAGGGTAGCTGCACAGTCGTACATCGACCCTGCGATCCTCGGCCGCTCCGCTCCCTGCCCGCATGAGCTTCAAAATAGGGGGGGGGCGTAGGGAGGCAGGTTAGCTAGCGGCTTCGCACTCCGCGAGACACGCCGCGTAGCCGGCCAGGTCGACCGTCGTATCGGCCGTCTTGCTCTCGCCCTGATGCCGGGCCAGCTTGTCGAGAATCATGATCTGTGCCCAGTCGGCCGCGGTCAGCGGCGACCGGAGCCGGTCCCCGAGCAGGCCGTTGACCATCGCGACCGTCCGAGCGAAGTGTTCGCCGGGCGGCCCGTACGTCGCCCGCCGCTGGCGGACCGTCGCCTGGGCGACCTCGAGGAGCTGCTCGGCCGGGCTGGTGCCCGGCGCCCGGTTGTCGTCTCGTAGCATTTTCTTTCCCTCCTGGAGATGTCGCACCGTGTCGACGAGGTGCAGCACGTACGAGGCTAACGTGCCACTCGTGCCGGTGTAAGCCCCGGAAAACCGCCGCGCGGCGTGGATCGCGTCGACGATCTGCTCCTCGGTGAGGATCACGACGACCGGACCTTGCCGCCGGAGATGCGGAAGTTTTCCACGTCGTACTGGCCGTCGGCGTGGACCGTCACGATCGCGGCGCCGTGGTTCCACTTGTTCAAAACCGCATAGGCCGGGCGGAGGTCGCAGAGACAGCCGGTGCTCCAGCAGAACGTCTCCGCGTGCCACATGTCCGATTCGGCGTGGCCGCTCGACCGGTGGGAGTGGCCAACCAGGACGGAGGCGAGCGTCCGCAAAAACGCCCCGCGCGCGACGTTGACCGGCGCCGCCATCCCCTTCGGCAGCTCGTGCCCATGCAACACCGGCAGCTTCCCGACCATGATCGGGCGTTGGTCCTCGACCAGCTCGACGCCGTGGTCGCCGAGCTTGAGCCAGGCGACGAGGCTCATCATCGGCTCGTCGCTGATCTCGGGGGCGTGCT